AATTAGTATTTGACTATTCCCTCTACTTCCGCTAAAAACAAATTGGCAACAGTCTCTATATTCGTGTTGCAGTTCTTTCATCACATGAAAGGCATAATCAAGATTATATCTCTTTGGTGAGTGAGCGTTTCTTTCTGACATTCTATATAAATCGCATTCAGTGACAATAAACAAATAAGATCCAAGATCTCTGCATCTTTGAAGTTCTCTCGCGAATCTTTTATAGCCGACTGTCATAGTAGAACAAAAATCAGCGAATGATTTTCTGTCTACATAAGTATAATTATAATCATCGCCGCTTACAGCGTAATCGCCAACGTCTAATTTAAGACTCTTGGAGTTTTTAAACTCTAACGGCTGTTGTTCTCTTGTGTCTACATATATCTGCACATCGCGACAATCATTATGAAATGTTTGTGGCAGATTAGCGGTAAACATAGGTTCGACATCACATAGTTTACAGACTTTCGAATAGCTTCCGAAAACTTCTTTGTATATATGCATAGAAGGCAAGCTGGAAGTGAAAAGTTCAATAGTATTCGGGCCATATTTTAATTCTTTCTTTTTTATTCTGTTTTTCAAGCAAGAAATTATATAAGGTTCGACTTCATTAGCTGGAGCAGTCTCGCACCATTCTATTAACTGCTTATAATTTGAGAAATCTTTCTCGAAATAGTCTTCATAGTTTTTAAATTGCAATAAGTCTCCAGAAAGCTTATTTCTTCTTGCAAAATGTTTTACATAGTAATCTCCCAAGATCATACCATGCTTTTTAATATGAGCGTGCAAGCTTTTTAGTGAGCCGAATGACTCTTTACATTCTTTACAATCAAATGACATCTTCTTGAGAAATTCCTAGTATTCTACTCTTCCATTCTGCCATGCCCTCTAAGCGATGAGCTTCTTCTTTAACGAGGGCTTTTTGCATCTCCGCAATCTTAACCATGTTAAGACGTTCTTCTTCATCTTGAAAATATTGAATCAAAGAAAGGATAGAGGCATTTTCTTTATGCTTGCTTTTCATGCGCTCAGCACGATCACCTTGAAGCTTTTTTGTTAAATTTTCAATTCTAGTTTCGCATTGATGGTATTCTGAACTTTTTGCTTTAATAATTTCCGACAAACGAACACTCATTTCCTCTTGATCGTTTGTGATGTCAAATATGTCATTCAGCTTATTCAAGTGCTTACTAACTACTTCTAAGTTAACAATCTCCTTGCAAACGTTCATATACAGGTTTAATTCATCTGCTGTTAAATCAGGTTTGTCCCAAGTTAAACGGATAAACTCTTGCTCAAATAATTCGCGATCTTCTTTTGATGTATAATTATTAACAATTTTAAGAAATCTTGAGTTATTTAAATTGATACCGAGTTTCTCTACACATACTTTATGTTGCCTATTAATCTTATCTTCCTGCAATTCACTACCAGTTGCGTCGTTGATCTTTTTAACGATTCGGCTCGTCGATTTCGGCGCTACATAACTACTCAAGCCAACATCACTATCTTGCGATGGAGAATAGTCTGGATTGATTTCATTTATCACCGAGTAAACTGCTCTTTGTTCCAGCGAAAGAGGTTTCACCTCTCTATCTGGAAATAGAATTTCAGCAATACGCAAGGAAGAAGAACCTGCATTAGCATGTTCAACGATAAAGCTTACTTGCTCCTTTGTGAATTCAATGCCTTCCTTTTTTTTGCGCGTAGAAGTGTTAAACTTCAGTCCAGTCTCGATCATGTAAGATCGAATAAGTCTTCCTTCTTTGCTTCTTCCATCGATTTCTGGATTATCGAATACAATACGAACGATCTCGTTGAGATCAGTTGTTTTGCGGTAAGTGCTTTTAATAAGTTCTTTTTGTTCTTCGGTTAGATTCATAATATGATATCATATTGTCTAATGATTGCTTCGGCTTTTTGCTTAAGCATTTTTTTTAGGTTTTTGATTTGTTTGTAACCTGCTTTTCTGTTTTTCTCATTGCTTTTATAACCCATAAATTTAGCAACTTCTTCTTCACTTCTATGTTCAAAGAAAAGCATAATGTATACCGTGTAATGAGGTTCGGAAAGTTGGGACTTTAGCAATTCGTTTAATTTTGAAACAGAATCAGAAAAGTCTACGCTCGAATCTTGTTTTTGATTTATCTCCTGAGCGTGGTTTTCCATGGGTAATGGAAGCTTAACACCGTATCCTGATTGTTTTTGCTTTGTCCACTTTAAGTAATCTGCACATGATGAGTTTTGTGTTCCATTTTTAGTCATGGCGCAAATGTTATCGCCCATATTAAACTTACACTGCATACAAGGCTTTACATAATTTGTATAATTGTTGCGAATGATGTTTTTAATTTGATTTGATGTTATTCTGGCAATCCAAGGTTCAAGCGGCTTTGATTGATCCCACATGCTCCATTTGTTATGTATGTGGATTTTTACTATTTGGGAAACATCGTCGAAATCAAACCAGTTAATAGCTTTTAATTGCCACTTCTTTCTAAAGCGCTGAATAACAGCGTCTATCACCAAAGAATAGTCTTCGTATTTTTTCAAGCTATTATTCACGACGAGTTTTGCTGCTAACGAAATCATCAACGCTAGAAGCTTGTCTGCGTCTGGTAGTTCTTGGCTCGTTGTTGGATTGGCCAAAAAGAGAACCTAAAGAAAAAGAATTAGATTCGGAGTAATTTTCAACTTCTACTTGCAACTTTCTAATAGAAGGAACATATTCAGCATCTGAATTTTCAGGATCGAGATCTTCTTCATCTTCGTCTTCATATTCAGAAGCTCTGGTTTTGGAATTTGCAGGTTTGGCTAAAGAAGGTCCTAGTGAACTACCGCAGCCCGAACAAAATTTAGGCTTAGAATAATTATAAGAATGCTTTATGCCACAATTTGGACAAAACATAGAATTCATACTATTATAATGTAATTATATAGCGTTTTTTCTAGTTATTTTTTTAGACGAAAAGACAAGGCTACCACCTATATATTTAAGCATCCGCTGCGTGCGTTGTGGTAGCCTTGTCTATATGTATTTACACCGCTGCTCCGATTTTTTCCAATTTAGATACTAAAAACTTAAGAATTTCACTGCGAACAATATCATCATGATTAAACATGAAAGTTTGAACTCCTCTGTCTTTGCTTTCTTTATCATTAAACAAATTGAAGGTGTTTTTGAAGCCTGAGCGCTGCCCGATATCGCTTTGCATGATGTCGCCACAGATGATAAGCTTGGTGCCTTCGCCTACTCTTGTAATAAGAGTGGTAAGCTCTTTTAAAGTGAAGTTTTGGCATTCATCAGCAACAACAATTTTGTCTGTCCAGCTTGCTCCGCGCAAAAAGTTAATTGGCACAGCGCTGATCATTTCTTGTTTTTTCAACCAAGCAACATCTTGCGGCATAACAATTTCTTCAAGCTTGTCGTATAAAGGCATTAAAAACGGATCAAACTTTTCCGCAATATCTCCTGGTAAACTTCCAAGTCCTTTATCTGCACTTTCAGCAATGCTTCGAACATACAACAATTCCTTATCTCGATCTGCTGCCATAAGCTGAATCGCGGCATAGATTGCCATGTATGTTTTAGAAGATCCTGCTGGTCCAGAAACAAAAATGATAGAATTGTCTGGATTCAATATAATATTTAAGAATTGAACTTGTTTGTCTGTAAATTTAAATTTACGAGCCTTAGTTCTGATCTTATGTTCTAGTTGAGGGTGGAACTCAAGAGAACCCGACTTGTCGAGTTTTTTCTTCGCCATTCATATATATTTACACGCACAAATCAAAGAACGATCTCTCTTAATGAAATATCTCCTGCTAAAATGCCTCCTTCTGCGATAGAAAGATTTTGAGACATAATGCGCGAATTTGATGACATGGATATAACTGGATCAAAAATAGATTGTCCTATGTCGTTTTTGACATCTAAACTTATAATATCTCCATATCCACTGTAATCAATAAAATTGCCAATGTTTGTGGAGCTTATATTTAATTCTTTTTCCACACCATCTAAAAACATTCTTGATGTAAGCTTGCTTCCGATTTCAAAAGATTGAGATCTAGCGCAATTTACTTTGTATGATATTGATGAATAATTAGAATCAGATAGTAATGTTCCTCCGTTTATAATTACATTATGAGCGTGTGCAATACTTTGATTTGCAGGAATAATTCCCGATTCAGGAAGATCTTGGAATGGAGCATTAACAGGCATTTGATTGCATGTAAATTCTGCGTTAATAAGAACTGGTGAGAATGGAGTTATATTAATAGCAACAGAGTCGCAGTAACAATTTTCAAATAATGTTCCAATCCTTATTGATGTCGATACATCTCCTGTTAAATTATTAATTAAATTGTTTGCACCGAAATTATGAGCTGAAGCTACGAAACTTAAAGATAGTTTCGCGGCAAGTGGATTTCCAATGCGGAAGTTATCATTTTGATTTGGGGCTAGAATGCGAGCCGCATTTAATGATGCTGAATAAGAAATAGTTGCAGACTTTGCAAGAAACTTATCATTTGATATGCGTACTGGAACATTGTTATATTTTATAACTGGCATTTTTTTATTTTTTTGGTTTCCTAAAAGCAGGGTGTTTTTATTTTTTACACTTTTATTTGAGTGAATGTCGATGAGGGTGCTACGTTTTCGAACAATGGGGGGAGGGGTATGGTTTGGTGGGATTGGGGAGGGGAGATTGAAAAAAGGCACCCCCCGCCCTTTCCGCAACTCTGTGATAGATTTTTTTTTGAGAAATGGGGGGGGTGTCAAGCACGAAGCAAGAAATGCGCAGTGTTTTTTTCGTCGAAAAATGCAAAAGAAAGCTTGCGCTAAGTCATTCCCCACGCTACTCTTTCCCCGTGAGCAACACCACCACCGCATTCTTCAAGCCCCTGATCGACACCACTCCTGCCGCTCGCCTCGCCGCCCGCGTGGCAGCTCTTCAAGAGCTTCAAAAGGAAGCTGTCTGGTATTCCAAGAACTCGCCCGAAGACAAGGAAGCAAGCGCTGAGGCTTTCCTTGCAATTGCAAGCAAAATCGAGGAAATGCAAGACATGCTCTCCGACCTAATTTGTCAAGCCGAAGGGCTGGCAACTCTTATGGGAGAGCTGGAAGACAATCTTCATGACGGAGAAAGTGATAACTTTGACATGTCTGATGTAGATGTCATGGTGAAGGAAGCTTGTGACATCTAAAGTTATGTCACGCAAGTCGTTGAAGGCCAACGACTTGCGAGGATTGCAACTAACTGAAAATCAACGACTTACATCGAAACGACCCCAAGGGGGCCGCGTTTGCGTAAGTCGTTGATACTAAGCAACTTACGATCTTTGCAAGTCGTTGAAAACCAACGACTTGTGTCATGACACAAAAAGGTCTTGACCTGCCGCTGTCAAGCACGAAGCAAGAAATGCGCAGAAATTCTTTTCTCGAAAAATACAAAAGAAAGCTTGCGCCAAGTCGGTCCCCGTGCTACTCTTTGCCCGTGAGCAACACCACCCACATCGACTTCCTCATCGCCCTCGACATCGACATCGAAAAGGAAATGCAACGCATCGACGCGATGAGCGACGAAGAATTCATGAGCGAATTCATGAGCTACCAAGAAGAAGAAGAAGAAGAAGAAGAAGCGTAAAAAACAAAAGAAAGCTTGCGCGGGTTCGATCCCCGTGCTACTCTTTGCCCGTAAGGAAACCACCTCAAGACCATGATCACCAAGCCGACCCTCAAGACTAAGATTACCGCAATCGCCAAGTTCGAAATCGAGAATGCTCTTTACGATGTCAAGCCTCGCGAAATCAATATTGGTGACAAGTTGGAAGCTCGCGGCATGCGTATCAATACCACAACAAATACTTTCTTCTATCTCGACTACTACGGCAACCGCGCAACTAAAGATTGCGACTTCGCCAACATCAAGCTCACATACTAATCCCGCTTAGCTCTTAACTTAACTACCTCATCACTATGGACATCGATCATACTCATTCCCCTGCTCAGATCATCTCCTATCTTAAGGGTAAGACCATCCGATACTATGTCGGCAAGGGTCGAAGCTCTGTCATCTCTGGCGCTATCCGTATCTTTAAGGTCGAGGATGTTGATAGGGTTGCTATGAATAAGAACAACGAAACTTATGTCACGGTGCTTGCAAAAGACATCGACGACATGGGAGCTTCTAAGTATCGCACCCTTCTCCTTGACTGCATCGAACTAGCCGTGTGATAAGATAAGGGTGTCTGTAACTCGTTAAGCATCAACGAGTTACGCCGACGCGGCCCCCGAAGGGGGTCGTTGTGATGTAAGTCGTTGAGTATCAACGACTTACGAATGACGCTCCTTTGCCATGCCACGCGATTCTGTCAAGCAAAAAACAGAGAATGTTGAGAGATTTTTTTTCTGGAAAAATACCGAAAAAAGCTTGCCACTATGCCCGCTTTCGTGCTACTCTGTCCCCGCGCCGAGCGCCTCACCACCCAGTCCACCACCACCCTATGATCCTTCCCTTCCCTGCTGATTCCGCCGAGTTCGAAGAATATGCTTCCGTGATGGAAGCCATGGCTGACGAAGCCGACGCGCTTCCCGATCCCGAGCCCGCCGACTTCGGTCGCGAGGAGGAAGAAGAGGAAGAGGGCGGCGAAGACCGCTGGCTCGACAGCTACTGGGAGAGCCGCTACGATGACGGCGGATACGACTACTGAGTCAAGTGAAATCGCTCCGAAAGGAGCGATTTTTTTGTGCCTTTTTCTCGAAAAAAAACTTGACAAAATGCGAGAGTAGCGTAAAGAGCTAGCTTGCGTAACTCATTGAATATCAACGACTTACGTCGAGGCGGGGGGCCCCAGCCCCGTAACTCGTTGAGTATCAGCGAGTTACAACCGTCGCAAGTCGTTGATCCTTAGT